AGAAGCACGGCAAGATACTATTTGAACTTATCAAGGATGCTGTACCCGATGACCGTAAGGTGTTCTATGTATCAGGTGAGGTTGGCGCACAGGATCGCGAGAAGATTCGTGGTATTGTGGAAGGGGAAGATAATTCTATTATTGTTGCCTCGCTAGGTACCTTTAGTACAGGTATAAATATAAAGAACTTGCACAACATAGTATTTGCTACACCTAGTAAGTCTCAGGTCAAGGTACTACAGAGTATTGGTCGTGGACTACGGAAGAGCGACAATGGTGTTGCGACTAAACTGTTTGACATTGCTGATGACTTTCACGTTGACAAGCATAAGAACTTTACTCTTAGACATAGTGCTGAGAGGATTAAGATCTACACGAAGGAAGGATTTAAGTACAGTATTTACCCTATTAACTTAAAGGAGCAAACTGATGAGTGATAATATAAAGCAACTGAAGTTGGTTACTGGTGAAGAGATAATCTGTGAAATCATCGAAGAAGATGATCAAGATCTAATCATAAGAAATCCACTTGCCTTTGAATATAAGCAAGAACCTGATGGTACTAGACTATGGTCGTATCGTCTGTTTATGTGTTACCAAGATGATCCTGATAAATTGATTCTAGTAAAGATTGATAAGATTGTGGCAATTGCTAACCCAGTCCCTTCGATAGTGAAACAATATATAAAGGGTGTGGAATCAATTATGGACTATGAAGGTGATGATTATGATGAAGAAGATGATGATATTGAATACGATAGTAACGTTCTTCCGTTCCCAACAGTCCACTAATCATAGTGTATTGACTGTGGGCAGACGACTGTCTTATTATAGCACAAGAATTACATTATGTCAAGGAATATTTTAATGAAGACCGGAATAACTGCAAGTACCTTTGATCTGCTCCACTCAGGGCACATTGCCATGCTAAGAGAAGCAAAGTCTCAGTGTGACTATCTTATATGTGCCCTTCAGGTTGATCCATCCAGAGATCGATCCGAGAAGAATGCTCCTATCCAATCCCTAGTCGAGAGGCAAGCACAACTATCTGCCGTCAAGTATGTTGATGAGATTATGGTATACGAGACCGAAGCAGATCTAGAAGACCTACTCTCTATGTGCCAAATTGACATTAAGATAATGGGTGAAGAGTATCGAGACATCGACTTCACTGGTAAAGATATATGTAAGAAGAGAGGTATAGAGTTATACTTCAACAAGCGAGACCATAGGTTCTCTTCGTCTGAACTACGACATAGGATATGTCACGAGGCATTATCAAAGGAAGAAGAAGTTTACCTTGACAAAAGACTGTCACTATAGTATAATAGTTATTAACCAAATGGAACTATAAATAATGAAACCTAAAGACAAACCACATTACGTTAACAACAGGGACTTCAGCAATGCTGTGTTTGAGTATTGCAAGGACGCTATTCGTTGTAAAGATGGTGGTATCGACAAACCTATAGTTACCACATACATTGCTACTTGCTTCCTTCGCATTGCCGAGGGACTATCTCACAAGTCCAACTTCGTTCGCTACACCTATCGTGAAGAGATGGTGATGGATGCTGTGGAGAACTGCCTCAAAGCAATTGAGAACTATGACATTGAGACAGCAACCAGATCAAAGAACCCCAATGCGTTCTCCTACTTCACTACTATCTCGTGGTATGCGTTCCTAAGACGTATCCAGAAAGAGAAGAAGCAACAAGACATTAAGATGAAGTATATGTCCGAGGCAGATATTAGTATGTTCGTTGTAGGACAGGACTATGATAATAACACCGAACAACAAAGTAATCAAGTCATTGAGTCTTTGCGTATTCGTATTGATACAGTTAAGGACGCAGACACTCAGTTCAAAGAGTATATGAAAGCAGAGAAGAAGCAACGTAAGAGACGTGCTGTCAATGTTGACTCCGACCTATCAGACTTCTTAGTTGACGATTAATGTATAAGCATTTAGATGATGATCGTTATCTAGATATCACTGTCCCTAAGTACGAGATGAGTTTACTTAGGGAAGAGATCTTTGGTGACCAGATACACGAAGACTTCCGACACAAACTCGCAGGTAACCAGTCAGAAGGTAAACTATTGAGTTCGTATTGCCATGAACAGTTAGGTAAGTACTTGTGTCCTATTGCCAAAGAATTCAAAGGTTTCGAGTATGAACTAGAATCTATGTGGTTCAATGTTTCTTATGAAGGTGACTTCAACCCTCCCCACGCGCACGGAGGTGATCTATCATTCGTCATATTTGTAGAGATTCCATATACTATGATAGATCAAGTCGATAAGTATCATGCCAATGGTAGCAATCTTGCGGCACACTTCTCGTTCTTTTACAATGATATATTTGGTAATCAATGTGACCTACCTCTACCAGTAGACGTGACATACGAGAATACTATGTTCATGTTCCCTGCTAAACTTCGACACGGAGTATATCCCTTCCACGGCACAGAATCTCCCAGAGTTACCGTATCAGGAAACTTAGTAAAAAAGACTTGACACCCACTTTATAACCTGTTATAATGTACACTGATAACTGGAACTATATATGAAAATAGCAATACTAAATGACACCCACGCAGGGTGTCGAAACTCGTCTGATATATTCATGGACTATCAAGAACGTTTCTATAGTGAAGTGTTCTTCCCATATCTATTAGAGAACAACATCACCCAGATACTTCACCTTGGGGATTACTACGACAATCGAAAGACTGTCAACTTTAAAGCACTGGCACATAACCGTAAGATCTTCCTAGAGAAGTTACGCGAGTATGGCATTACTATGGATATCATTCCGGGTAACCATGATGTCTACTACAAGAACACCAATGAGTTGAACGCACTGAAGGAACTACAGGGTCACTACATGAATGAGGTTAACCTTATCATGGAACCTACTGAGATGAACTATGATGGTCTCTGTGTAGGACTAGTACCTTGGATCAACCCAGAGAACGAGAAAGCATCACTTGAGTTTCTTGCCAACACAAAAGCAACTCTTATAGGCGCACACTTGGAACTACAAGGTTTCGAGATGGCACGAGGTCAGGTGTGTATGTCAGGTATGAGCAAGTCTCACTTCGATAGATTCGAGACTGTTCTGACTGGACACTTCCATGCCAAGTCTTCGCAGGGTAACATCCATTATCTTGGGGCACAGTATGAGTTCTTTTGGAATGATTGCGGTGATCCGAAGCACTTCCATGTACTTGATACAGAAACAAGAGAAGTAACACCTGTCCGTAATCCTCTCACTATCTATGAGAAGATCTACTATGACCACGAGCAGATGAATAAGTTCCAAGACTTGTCTCATCTAGATAACAAGTTCGTTAAGATCATTGTGGTCAATAAGGGCAATATACTAGAGTTCGAACGGTTCGTTGATAGAGTACAGCAACAGAACATCCACGAACTAAAGATTGCCGAAGACTTCAAAGACTTCCTTGGCGAGAACGTAGGTGACGATAACATCAAACTTGAGGACACAACCACACTGGTAAATTCTTATGTTGATAACGTGACTACTGACTTAGACAAGGATCGTATTAAGCAAGAGATCTCTGCGTTAATGACAGAAGCACAGTCAATGGAAATAATGTAACTTGAAGAGTCATTATGGTGTTCGAGAGATAACCATGAACCAAGGGGCAGATTGTATTAAGAGGTACCATTATCTTGGTAACCCATACATGGATGCCCCAACCAACAAGGTTTATGGTTTGATCTACGGTGAGGATGTCGTGGGGGTGGTTCAGTTCAGTGAAGGGCATTGTCATCCGTCTTTCGTTCCAATCTACTTTGGAGTGAACCACCCCACGACCGGACTCTGGGACATAACCCGACTAGTCGTATCAACCAAGCACCAAGGCGAACATAACATTACCTCGTGGTTTCTATCACGAGCATTGAAGTTGTTGAAACCTAAGTATGTGGTGACAATGGCAGACCATAGGATGCACGATGGTACTATCTATGCGGCAGTTGGGTTCGACTACTATGGACTACTGAAGGACAGAGGCGTTCCGGGATTAGAGGATGTGGAGTTTCATGTGTTCACTAAGTCATATGACCCTTCTATTAAATGTGTGTGGGAGAAAATAAAGTTTGACAAGACTGACTATTAATGGTATAATACTGGTATGATTAAATTTACTAAACTTCGTTATAAAAACTTCCTGTCTTCAGGCAACGCATTCACTGCTATCGACTTCGATGCGGCACCTACCACTTTGGTGATAGGACATAATGGTTCGGGCAAGTCCACCATGTTGGATGCCCTATCGTTTGGTCTGTTCGGCAAACCTCACCGTAAGATCTCTAAACCACAACTCGTGAACTCTATCAACCAGAAGGGTACTGAAGTTGAGGTAGAGTTTAATATAGGTAAGGCACAATACAAGATCGTGCGTGGTATCAAACCTAACATCTTTGAGATCTGGGTAGACGGTAACATGGTCAACCAAGACTCCCACGCCAAAGAGTATCAGGCAATGTTAGAGAAGAATATTCTCAAGTTGTCTCACAAATCATTCCACCAGATTGTTGTTCTTGGATCAAGTTCCTTTGTTCCGTTCATGCAGATGACAGGGGGCGCAAGACGTGAGGTGATCGAGGATCTACTCGACATCAACATCTTCTCTAAGATGAACTCTCTATTGAAGGAGAAGTCTTCTATACTGAAGGATGCTATCAGTAGTAACTCTCATTCAATAGAACTGGTCAAGACTAAGATCAACGCACAGAAGAAGTATCTGCGTGACCTTAGTGCTGTTAACGAACAACACAAGGCAACCAAGGAAGACGAGATACAAACACTGTTCGATGAGATCTATTCACTTGAGGAACAGAATACAGCACTAAATGTCAACCTTGATACTGATACCCTATGTACATCATTGGACAAACTTAAACCACAACGTACACAGTTGATGGCATATCAAGCACAGTTCAAGACTCAGATCAAGTCTGTTGTCAAGGAAGCAAAGTTCTTTGATGAGAATGAACACTGTCCTACTTGTGATCAGGGTATCGATTCAAACCTCCGTGACTCCAAGAAGGAGGGTGCGACTGCTCGTGCCAAGGAACTGTCTACGGCAATGACCAAAGCGTCTGATCAGTTAACTTCTTTTGATAATGATATAGATGGACTAGAGGTACAACTCAAAGAACAACAGGGTACCATCAATACGATACAAAGTAACACCCAGTTGGTTACTCGACTAACGCGTAACATTGATCGTATCCGTCAAGACATATCAGAGATGGAAGGAACTACAGGTGACCTACAAGGTGCCAACACAGAACTGAATAAGTTGAATGAGTTTAGTATTGCTAAGAACGAAGAGAAGTTCACACTAGGTGAACAGTACTCGTACAATCAAGTGGCAAGTGAGTTACTGCGCGACACAGGTATTAAGACCAAGATCATTAAGCAGTATGTACCAGTTATCAATCAGTTGACTAACCAGTACCTACAGATACTAGACTTCTTTGTTCACTTCGATCTGGATGAGAACTTCTCCGAGACTATCCGTTCACGTCACCGTGACAACTTCTCGTATGATTCATTCTCTGAGGGAGAGAAGCAACGTATCGATCTATCCTTGTTGTTTACATGGAGACAGATTGCTAAGATGAAGAACAGTGTTGCCACCAACCTATTGATCCTTGATGAGACATTTGATTCATCTTTGGATGATGATGGGGTTGACAACCTGATGAAGATCCTGTATAGTCTAGGGGAAGAGACCAATGTATTTGTTATCTCTCACAAGGCAGAACTGGAGGACGCACAGTTTCAGAGAAGACTGGAGTTCGTGAAGGATAAAAACTTCTCTAAATTGAAGACTGCCGCTTGACAAGGTGTCTTGTGTGTGTTATAATGACTGTATTAAACAAACAAACTAAATGAGATGTATTATGGAATTATCTGATCGTACCCTGAATGTACTTAAAAACTTCGCAAACATTAACAGCAACATCGTGTTCCGTGAGGGCAACGTACTGAAGACTATCAGTGTTGCCAAGAACATCCTTGCGAAAGTAACACTAGACGAGACTATCGATGCTGAGTTCGGCATCTATGATCTTAATGAATTCTTGAGTGTGATGGGTCTGGTTGAGAAACCTACTCTATCATTCAAAGATAAGCACGTTATCGTATCTGACTCTACTGGTCTGCGTGGTAACCGATACTTCTACTCTGACATTGATATGTTGTCTGCTCCTACCAAGGATGTAGTAATGCCAGAACCAGAAGTTAAGTTCACCTTGGACACAGACACACTGAGTAGATTGAAACGTGCTTCGGCAGTACTTGGTCACGATAATATCTCTATCACTAATGATGGTAAGGGTATTAAACTGACTGTAGTAGACAATGACGATGCCACCTCTAACAGTTTCTTCTGTTATGTCGAAGGTGAGTTTGAAGAAGGAGTTGATTTCAACTTCATTATGAACGTCAATAACCTGAAGATTGTGAACGAAGACTTTGATGTTGGTATCAGTTCTAAACTGATCTCTAACTTCGTAAGTAAGCAGTCCCCAATCGAATACTTTATAGCACTTGAAAAATCATCAACTTATGGGAAATAGTAATATGTCAGAATCAAAGAACAAAGAAACAAAAGAAGCAGTACTGGACGAACGTTACGTTGTATTGGCAGACCTTGCCAACCGCGTGTCACGATCAACTGTTGCAGTAATCGACACCGTTGTACAACGTGGTGGGTTTAAGGGCGAAGAGTTGTCTACTATCGGGCAGTTGAGAGACCAAGCAATTGAGTCTATCCAATTGGTCGAAAACATTCAGAATGATGCCTAACCTTGTTGGAGGAATATATGTTTAAGAATTACTTACCAGACGTTGTATTCCATCTTCGTGAACCTGATCTATCTGCGACAATGGATGTCGCTAACCCATTCAAGTGGGTTCGTAAGACTACTGCTGAATTGATGGGAGGTAAGAAGGTATTGATCTTTGGTCTTCCCGGTGCGTTCACACCGACTTGTTCTAACGAACAGTTGCCGTCTTATGAAGAGATGTATGAAGAGTTCATGGAACTAGGTATTGATGAGATATATTGTACCTCTGTTAACGATGCGTTTGCTATGTTCCAATGGGCAAAGCAACTGGGTATTCAAAACGTCAAGATGTTACCAGACGGTAACGGAGAGTTTGCAGATGGACTTGGGTATCTTGTAAAGAAGAACAACCTTGGTTTCGGTAAACGCTCGTGGAGATATGCATTGATCGTAGAAGATCTAAGCATTGAACGATGGTTTGAGGAAGAGGGTATCAGTGAGAACTGTCCGTCTGATCCATACCTGACCTCAAGACCCGAAGTGGTATTGGATGCCCTTCGAGGCAACTAACTAAAGCACCCCCGAAAGGGGGTTCTTTCTTTCTGGATATATTATGAATACTTATTTAAAGAGCAAGTTGCATGGAGCAACTGTCACCAATGCAGAACTACACTATGATGGTTCTGTCGCAATAGATGAAATCCTTCTGAACCTTGCAGACATTGCAGAGTTTGAACAGATCGATGTATACAATGTAACCAATGGTCAACGTTGGACAACATATGCTTTAAAGGCAGAACCTAACTCTGGTATCATTTCTGTGAATGGTGCAGGGGCACGTCTATGTCAAGTAGGAGATATAGTGATCATATGTTGCTATAGCACAGACCACCTACAACCCACACCTAAACTGGTCTATCTTAAAGGAGACATTAATCTTATTGACAAAGTTTCGAAAAGCATTGACACACAGATGTCGGATGTGGTATAATACCTTATATTAAATATGGAGTACTAAATGAGTAATGAATTCCTCTGGGTCGAGAAGTACAGACCCCAACGTGTAGCAGACACTATTCTGCCATCCGAACTAAAGAACACATTCCAGAAGATCGTAGATGGTGGAGAGATCCCCAATATGTTATTCTCTGGTACCGCAGGTACAGGCAAGACTACTGTCGCACGAGCAATCTGTGAAGAGTTAGGTCTTGACTATATCGTCATCAACGGATCCGAAGAAGGTAACATTGATACCCTTCGTGGTAAGATCAAGCAGTTTGCTTCGTCCGTGTCCCTCTCTGGTGGTTACAAGGTTGTAATCCTAGATGAGGCAGACTACCTTAACCCCCAGTCAACCCAACCTGCTCTTCGTGGATTCATCGAAGAGTTTAGTAACAACTGTCGATTTATCCTTACTTGTAACTTCAAGAACCGAGTGATCGAACCACTTCACTCTCGTTGTTCTAATTACGAGTTTAACTTCTCTAAGACTGTCTTATCGCAATTGTGCGGTGACTTCATGGGTCGTATGCAGACCATCCTCACTGGAGAGGGTGTATCATTCAATCCCCAGACACTAGCAAGTCTGATTATGAAACACGCTCCTGATTGGAGACGTGTCCTTAATGAATGTCAACGTTACTCTATCTCAGGTCAATTGGAAACTACAGTTATCATAACTGACGCTAATGAGAACTACAGTTTACTCTTCAAAGCATTGAAGGGCAAGGACTTTAAGAAGATGCGGAGTTGGGTTGTTAATAATATGGACGTGGAACCTGCTTCCGTGTTCCGTGGTATCTATGATGCCATGAATGAGTTTGTACAACCACAGAGTATCCCTCAGTTGGTTCTCATTCTCGCAGACTATCAGTACAAGAACTCGTTCGTGGCAGATCACGAACTTAACTTAGTTGCTTGTATGACTGAGATCATGGCAAACGTAGAGGTAATATAATGTATCAAGATGACGTAGAATTATTTATGAAACAAGGGTTGCAGGACTACCCAGTAGTATCGTGTTTAGATGTCCCTACAATAACAAGTGATGTTGACCCACAGATCAATCTGTACATGGACTTGATCACCGAAGAGTACGAAGAGTTGAAAGAAGCATATGAGCAACAAGATGTTGTTGAAGTTGCAGACGCACTGGCAGACATGGTGTGGGTGATCATGGGAATGGCATCCTCTTTGGGTATGGACTTCAATGACATCTGGGAAGAAGTCAAGCGTTCCAATATGTCTAAGTTCACTAACAACATTATCATCCGTGATGGTAAGACTGGTAAGATCCTCAAACCATCTACCTTCAGTGAACCTGATCTGGCACCTATCCTTGGTCTCTAAGATATCACACTCGCCTGTACAACAGGACGAGATAACCAAGTCACTATCCGAGGCATTCGAATATGCCTTTGATGGTGTCTCTGAGTTTACCGTTCCTGATATGCCTAACATATGTGGATCCTTTAACATAGGACTCATAGTCGGGCCATCTGGATCGGGCAAGTCTACATTGCTCAAGAGGTTTGGTGAAGAGAAGTTCCCAGAGTGGGAGGCAGATAAATGCATTGCCTCTCATTTTGATAACGAGGATGATGCAACTACATTGATGGGTGCGGTTGGTCTCAACTCAGTTCCTACATGGTTTAGACCTTATCATGTATTGTCTGTTGGTGAGCAATACCGTGCTAACCTTTCGCGTAGACTAGTGAATGATGCGGTGATCGATGAGTTCACTTCGGTGGTCAATAGATCGGTTGCTAAGTCATGTGCCAATTCGGTTGCCAAACATATTCGTAGAGAAGGTATTAAGAACGTGGTCTTCTCTTCTTGTCACTATGACATCGAAGAATGGTTACAACCCGATTGGGTATTCGATACTGCGACAGGTGAGATCACCTATAGGGGGTCACTTCATCGACCAATTAGGAGACCCGAAATCAAGTTGGACATTGTTCCATGTAGGGTCGAAGCGTGGACAGCGTTCAAAGACCATCACTATCTAACACAAGATATAAATAGTTCTGCCAAACATTGGTTATGTTGGTGGGGAGATACAGTAGTAGGGTTTGCGAGTGCTATACCATTTCCCAGTGGAACAGTTAAGAACGCATTCCGAGGACACAGGACAGTAGTTCTACCTGACTACCAAGGATTGGGTATAGGTGTTAGACTCAGTGATGCTATCGCAGAGTTACACCACGAAGAAGGTAAGAGATACTTTAGCAAGACTGCCCACCCTCGTATGGGAAAGTACAGGAATGAGTCTAGTCTTTGGAAACCGACTAGTAAGAATATGAGTGAGAGGGCAGACATACCCTCTGACAACCTTGAAGACAGAAAGTGGATAGCACGAAAGTGCTTCTCCTACTCACATGAGTATATTGGTAATGAATAAGTGGAATGAA